GTACAAGATAATGCAACTACTCTTGGAAATATTACTACACTAGATACTCTCAAAACTTTATTAATTTACAAACAAGGTATTCTTCAAAACAGAAGTTCTTATACTTATGATTATGTAAATGAAAAACTACAATTTACTGAACCATTTGTATTAAATTCTTCCGTTAGAATCTTTGCAGTTGATAAAACCGTTTATTCACCAAACACTGTCCCAACTGGATTTATTGAAAAATACTTTGAGATGGATGGGAACACAAATGCTTTCCCACTAACATTAAATGATGCATCTTATAGTTGGACTTCTGGACAAACTGGAAATATTCAAGTTCATAGAAATGGTGTTTTCCAACAGACTGGATTCACAACAAGTAACATTAATGGTGGTCCAAGAATAATCTTTAGTGACGCTCCAGTGGCCAGTGAGTCAATATTTGTTACTGCTTTTGCAGAAGATGAATTTGTTAAGATTGATTCTGGACTGGTTGAAACTAGTTCTCAAGTAATTACATATACTGGATTAATTGATCTTAGTGTAGGTCAAGTATTAATCTTCAGAGAAGGTATACTACAAAATAAAGATACATATACCAAAAATGGTAATGTATTTACATTTACAGAAAATGTAACCGTATCTGACCTTGCTTTCTATCATATTCCAAATTCATACAGAATTGATAGTCCATACTTGTTTGATGGTGTTACCACAACCTTCCCACTTACTAAAAATAATCAAACAATTGCTACAAATACAGCTACCAATTCTCTAATCTATAGAAATGGTGTTTATCAATACGAGGGAACCGACTATACAATACAAACTACCAACGGTGGAACTAGAATTGTTTTCACAACTCCAGTAAATTCCAACGAACAAGTTTTTGTACAGAACTTTGACATCACCAGTGGATTTGAAAATCTAACTTCAGACTTTACTGCGGTTTCTCCTACTGTCTATCAGTACACTGGAAATATTGGTGTTGAACCAATTATTGTCTTTGTTGCTGGTATTATGCAAGTTCGTGATTCATGGACTTACAATTCTACCACTCAACAGTTGATATTCTCTGAAATTCCAAATGGAACTGTAAATGTATACCAGATTCAAAATTGTCCAATTGTAGTAAATCAGATTGTAACTTCATCTACAGTTACAAGATATCAATTGAAGAATGGTAGAAAACCACACTTCCCAGTTTCTGCTGAGTCACTATTTGTATGCGTAGATGGAATCGTACAGAAGGCAGGAGAATCATATACAGTTGAAGGTTCTGAACTAGTTTTCATAAATGATGTTCTAACTTCTGGAATTCCTCTTGTAGTAATTGATGCAAGTTCTGTAAATCTTAGAGTTCTTGATCACATTGAGTCTGCATGGGAAATTGGAGATTCTAAGTACATTAGAATTCTTAAAAATTACCAGACAATGGATGCAGAAAGTGTTCTATTGTCAATCAATGGAATCATCCAGGATCCAAACTTCTATAGTATTAACAATAATGTACTGCAAATAAATGATCAACCAGAGAGAACTTGGGATCTAATTGAAATATTTGATACGACTTTAAGTGGTTATCTTAGACTTGACAATTTGGGAACCTTAAGAACTCAGACTAGTGAATATACAGAATTTGTAATGACCGATAATTATTGGACTATTTCTCCAACTAAAGAGTCTCTGATAATTAACATTGAGGGTGTTGTACAATCTCCAGTAACAAGTTATGAAACAAATGGAACTCAGCTGAGAGTAAATGCCCCATCAATTGATTTTACAAAAACAGAGATTATTAATATCTCTTCATGTCAGATCAGATTGGTTGATGTTTTATCAGATCTTTATGATGAGTATGTTGATGATAACGGACTTATTCACACACAATTCATTGTTAGAAATAGTTACTCGGAACTAGTATCTGCAGATAAAGCATTTACTGTATATGGTTCTATTGTTCAAAAACCAGATCAAGATTATGTAATTACTAACAGTGGACTAAAACTTTTTGAAATTATCACCGAATATGGTGTTAATCTGAATGAATTACATATATTTGATGCATCAAAGACAAGTTATGAGTTAATTGATAATTTAAATTCTTTAGTATCAATCAATGGAGAGAATGCAACTATTCGTTTGACTCACAATTACCAAACGATTTCTGGTCTTGATAATGAAAGAGCACTAGTTCAAGTTGGTGGTGTTGTTCAAGGTCCAAACACTTACAGTATTGTTAATTCAACAATTACTGTCTCATCTGATGAGTACGAGCTCGCTAAGGTATATGATTTCCGTGGATCCAACCTAAGACTTATTGACTATCTCTCGGAAGATGAAACAACACCAACCTTCAGATTACAGCAAAACTACACTACATTTACACCAAGTAATTTAATTGATCTATTTGTACTCAAAGATTCTGTTCTACAGAATCCAGTAGATGATTATACTGCAGGCTCTGGTTATATCACATTTGCTTCAAATCTTGAGAGAAACACAGATCTATTCATTCTGTATACTCATAGTTCTGAAGAGATCATTCCTATAACTCCAATTCCATTTACCATCTGTACCACAGAAGATACTTACACTCTACCATATGTGCTGACTGATGATGAGAAGTCAAGAATTATTTTGTACTTGAATGGAGTTCCTAATTTCTATGGAAGAGACTTTGTAATTAATGGAAATATTCTTTCGTTCCTAGGAGGCGGATTTGTTGATGATGGTGCAACTCCATTCATAATCAAGTATGTAAATCTGACATTTATTGATGACTTAGAGAATTGCCCAGATGGAGTGAAAACAAAATTCAAACTTCTTTATAAGGGACTTAACATCAGAGCTCTTTCTTCTGCTGATATACTAACCAGCAGAGATGGTATCATTCAAAATCCAGATGTAGATTATACAGTTGATCTTGAAGTCGTAAATGGAGTTTCACTTGCTAAGTGGATTAATTTTGCAACTCCACTAGAAAAGGAACACAATACGTTCTTTGTAAGAATGTATGAAAATATTTCTGCCTCTCTAACTCCAGTATCCTCAACTCAATTCCAGATCACTAGTACCATTCTTGATTATGACAACTTGTATGTCTTTGCAAACGGAAATTGGATGTTGCCAACTAAGGATTACACTATTACAAATGACGTAATAACACTACAAGTTCCTGGAGTTGATGTATTTGCTATTGAGTTTACTGGTATTGTTAAGTTGTTGGATGAGATTCATACTCCTTATGATTCAACAAGAGATAGATTTAATCTATTCTTAACCGAAGAGAACTTTGTTCCTCTTGCAACGGTTGAGAATGACACTATACCAGATGAAACTAGTATCCTTGTAATTAAGAACAACAAAGTATTGGATCCTAAGGTTGACTATATTTTATCTGGTGATATCAGATCGCAGATTGTACTTGATGTCGCTCCAACTCCAGAAGATATTATCATGATCAAAGCAGTTGGATCAATGATCAAACTACAAACAATAACTTCTGGTTTTGATGGTTCAAATAAAGTATTTGATCTCACTCTATCTGGAGAACCTTATTATCCAAATGCTGAGATTGAAAGACCAAGAAACCATGAAAATCAAATTCTCGTAATTAAAGATGGTTATATTCAAAGTCCTGTTTTTGATTATTATATTGATAACAACAAGTTAGTTTTCAATCAACCAGTTGCACAAAGCACTTCCAAGATAGTTCTTCTAGACTTTAGAGGTACTGTAGAAGATGTTCGTGTTGAAAACCGACTATACCAAGTCAAAGTCGGAGATACGGTACATCTAGATTGTTCAATTGATGAGGAAAGAACATTTGTATTTGAAAGAACTGTAAGTGAGATTCTATCTCCAACCGTAATGAAGACTACTCCAGTTTCACAGAGTCTATTCAACGGATTCTCTGGAAATGCAGTATATGAAGATGGTAAGGTTGTTGATCTAATCACAACTTCGGGTGGAACTGGATATGTTTATCCAACAGCACTCGTAACAAAGGGTTCTGGTGCAACTGCAATCGGTATTGCTAACATTGATCACTATGCTGGTGGTAAGGTATTAACCAGTTCACCACTAGTTTCTACTGGTTCTTATAATGGAACTGCTATACCAATCGCAGTAACACACAACAACCTACCAGTTAGAGGTGCGTTATACATTCCTAATATCAGTGATGTTTCTCTAGATGTCATTGTTCTATATCATGGAACTATCGTATTTGATGGTATTACTCCACTAGATGCTGCAACTAACTTCTTGAATATTGCAACGGATCCAAATGGATTAAATCTAGGAAACAAGATCATCTTCTCGGTTGCATATCCACAAGATGCAATTCCTGGTTGGACCCCACAAGCGGCTGCGGATCAGTTCCCTGGACTAGATCTAACTCAATTCTTCTTTGGAGATAATCTTGAATATGCAGAAGCTGCTCTCTTGTGGGTTAAGGAGGCTCTTGGCGCAGCACTAATTAATGGTGGTTATGGAAAGACTATTGAAAGAATTTACACATTCGGTCACTCTCAGGGTGGTAGTTTGGTTCAGAAACTGAATACTCTACATGAAGTTGATGGTGTAATTGCTAATGCTCCAGGACCAATTGATCTAACCACAAGATGTATATTCTCAGAAGAAACACTTGATGGTAATGTAACTTGTGCTAAGATGAGAACTAGATATGGTTCTGCAATCACAAATCCAGAAAGATATGATCAAGTATCTCTAACAAGTTACTTGAGTGGAATGTTATCACCAATACTGTTTACTCAGGCATTGGATGATACAACTGGAAACTCTTCAAATGTTCCACAAGCAGAAAATCTTCAAAATATAGTTGAAGCAGCTTTGGATTCATGTAGTGATTGCAAGAAAGTTACATTCAGATACTATCAAACTGGCGGACATCCAGCATTTACAACCAATAAGTTCTTACAGAGAGATATCCGTGACTTTATTGAGTTTGGTGAATTAGAATTTAATAAGGTTGATATCCAATTCCCTGGATATAACATCTACATGCCTCAGGTTGTTGTTCCTGCTGTGAGAGCATTTGCTTATAGAAAGTCTCAACTAACAACTTCAAACATATCAAAAGCAACTGCACTCACATCAGATATTACAGATATTGCTGAAGTAATTCCTGTAATTAAAACTGATATCTTCCCAGCAAATGCACTACAAATTCAAATAGATTCTCCAACTGGAAGTGGTGCATCATTCATTCCATATGTAATTGATGGTTATCTAAGAAAACTTGAGATTGTCAGTGGTGGTATTGGTTATGATGAGAGATATATTGAAGTTAGTGTAATCGGTGGCGGCGGATCTGGCGCTGTTCTGGAACCAGTACTTGATGCGTTTGGTACTATCACGGACCTAATTATCAGAAATCCTGGAATTGGTTACGATAGTTTCCGTGCATTCATAAATTCTGAAGCAATTGAATATACCGACAAGACAGAAACCGAACTCATCGGTGTTACCAGAAATATATTAAATTATGGTCTAAATCCAAGTGAGTTCCCACTTGTAAAGAATGCTACTTTCATTACAGTTCATTCTGATAGTCACTTACAAGTCTTCAGAAACGGTGTTCATCAAACTCCTGGTGTTGATTACTACACATCCGAAATGGATAGTGATTGCAGAAAGATTTATTTCGCAACCGCTGTAAATCTACAAGAAGATAATATCTTTATCACACACTTCAATTCTGCAACTGATTTTGAAGATATTTCATCTGGTTTCACTCAGGTAAATTCAACAACAGTTGCGTATGAGTCTTCACTATCTTTCCAATACTTACTGATCATAGTTGATGGTGTGGTTCAATATCAGGATGCGTGGACCTTTGATTCAAATACAGATTCAATTATCTTTGATCAACCTGTTGATATTGAGAATCAGTCTGTATTGATCTATAAAATTACATCAAATGTTAACGTTCTAACTCCATTTGTTATGACAGAAGATAATACTTACACACTGTCTTCTTCCGTTACATCTGCAGAATCTATTATGGTTACCGTAGATGGAGTAGTTCAGGAACCACTCAAGTCATACACAGTCTCTGGAAATAGTATAACATTTGATGCAGTCTACGAAGGTAGTGCAGTAAATGTAATTGATTTTAATTCTCTTGATTATAAGATTTTAGATGACATCAGAATTTCTCGCTGGGTTAACACAAGTACTTGTGCGATTGGTCATAAACAAAATGACAGAGTATATTCTGACGGATATCTTTAATAAATAACAGTACAAAACAACAAGACATAGAATAATGCCATCACTAGTTGCTGATAATTTTAGGGTTTTTGCTGCAGAGCAATTTATTGAATCCCTGGAAGAACCATATGATAACCTTGACAATCCTGTAGCAGACAACACTACAGCGGCTTATAACTACAGAAGTAAAATCTATTTGTTTGTTGGGAGACCACAGGAATGGGCTCTTGAAAGATATGCTGGTCAAACAGACGTAACTGAATTTGATCCACCAGATCCATATGATTCATTCAATGACATGAATGAAGTCTATGATGATATGATTGCGGTGAAGAGAGTAACTAGAAGTGATGTATCCAAAGTAATTAGAAAGAGAATTTGGAAGTCGGAAGTTATTTACGACATGTATAAGAATGATTATACTCCAGATAAACTATCTGTTAATGGACAATCAAAATTATATGATGCACAATTCTATGTAATGAATAGTAATTACCAAGTTTATAAGTGCATCTATAACGGTCAGAGTCCAACTTATCCAAACGGAAGACCATCAACTGTTGAACCAACAGGAAACTCAACTTCTATTATTGAGTCTCCACTTGATGGATACCGTTGGAAATATATGTACACTATCAATATTTCCGATTATATCAAGTTTGTTTCTAGTGATTTCATTCCCATCAAAGATGATATCGCTGTTAAAGCAGCTGCTGTTGACGGATCAATTGATCAACTATTGATTACAAATAGAGGTTCAAATCTAACACCAGATGTTTATTATGCACCAATTGTCGGAGATAGTGGTGATCCTGCAATTGCTAGAATTGTAGTTCCAAATACTGGAAGTAATGCGGGTTCAATTGATACGGTTGAACTTGATAGAGTTGGTTCTGGATACACTAACGCAAAAGTTCTATTGACTGAAGTATATCTGACTGCAAATGATGCAATCAACAGAAATACTAACTCATTAACTCTTGGAACAACTGCAAATGTTGAAGCAATAGTCTCTCCTCCTGGTGGACATGGTTCTGATAGTTCATTAGAACTAGGTGGTTATCGTGTAATGGTAAACAAGAGTTTAGACTTCCTAGATGGTGACGGAGATATTCCAGTTGATTCACAGTTTAGAAGATTTGGTCTTCTTTCAGATCCCACAACTCCATCGGGAATTGACCTAACAACAACCACTGCTACTGCATGTTACGCAATCAAATTCCCATCGGCAACTAGTACAAACTTCACTCCAGGTGAAATTATCACTCAATTATCAACTGGTGCCGTAGGAAGAGTTATTCACTGGGATAGTGTGACAAAGGTGCTGAGATACTATCAGAATGAATATACCGCTTCACTCCAAACTGGAGTTAGACAATATAAGTTAGTTTCATTCAGCGGTGCAAACGCGATTATTGGTTCTACCAGCAACACCACATTGACACCAGATACTAATGCAAGTGGTGGTTACTTTGGTATCAATTTCTCAAATGGATATGCAACTCCAGAAGTCAAAAAGCATAGTGGAAAAGTCATCTATGTTGAGAATAGAAAGGCAGTAAATAGATCAAATGACCAGATTGAAGACATCAAACTAGTTATTGAATTTTAAAATAAATAGTCAAAAGATATCCCTGAAAGGCTTAATAAATGCAGGACACCAATCTTAAAGTAGCACCATATTTTGACGATTTTGATCGTTCAAAAAATTATCAAAAGGTACTGTTTAAACCAGGATACTCTGTACAAACCAGAGAATTAAATACAGTTCAATCTATACTGCAGAACCAAGTTGAAAGATTTGGTCAGCATATATTTAAAGAGGGTTCTATAGTAATTCCTGGTAATGTTGGATTTAATCTTGATTATAGTGCAGTACTAGTACAAAATCTAGTAAATGGTGTTTCGGTTGAAACATACAGGGAATCTTTAATTGGAAAGACCATTACTGGATTATCATCTGGCGTAAAGGCATTAATTGTAGATACATTAAGTGTAGTTGAGTCTGAAAAAAATACAATTACTCTATATGTAAAGTATACTTCAGGTGGTTTCGTTGAAGATGGTGTTCAATATAACAAATTTAAAAATAACGAAGTTCTAGTAGATGTAGATAATACTCCGATTGCAGTAACTACAGTACAGAACTCAACATCATACACTGGATCGGTAGCTTATATCAATCCTGGTGTTTATTTTATCAGAGGATTTTTTGTAGAAGTAGGTTTCCAAAAAATTATTCTAGATCAGTACAGCACAGAACCTTCATATAAGGTTGGTCTACTAGTAAATGAAAGTATTGTAACATCTGAAGATGATGAGAGTCTATATGATAATGCACTAGGTTCTACAAACTATTCTGCGCCTGGTGCAGATAGATTAAAAATTAATCTTGAGTTATCAAAACAAAATCTTTTAATTACAAATGATTCTAATTTTATTGAACTTTTGAGATTGCAGGATGGTGAGGTAGTAAAACTAGTAGAATTTTCTGCGTATAATGAATTAGAGAAGAATTTAGCAAGAAGAACTTTTGATGAATCTGGTAGTTACACCCTAAGACCATATTCTGTTAAAATTAGAGAAGCTCTATTTAATGGTGAGAACGATGGAATTTACTCACCAAATCAAGTCTTGCCAGATGGAAGACAGATTTTAGATAGAGATCCTACAGAAGATGAACCAAATGCAATTAATGGAAATGATTACTATGCTTTGGAAATTTCTGAAGGAAAAGCATATGTAAAAGGTTTTGAAGTAACAAATACAATTAAGCAGTTTATCGTTGTTGAAAAACCAAGAAAGTCATCAGATTTAAACAACCAAGGAATATTCTTAGATGTTGGTTCTTACTTCAAGTTAGATAATGGAGAGAGTTTTTATGGTAAGGTAAATTTTGGTGATACTCTTACACTTAAAGATGCGGATGATCTTATTATTGGAGAGGCAACGTGTCTGGGACTTACTTTTGGATATTTCTTATATGTAACTGGAGTAACTATCTACACTAGACTGCAACTATCAACTGCTTCTCACGGATTACTTGCTGGAGATTTTGTTACTGGGGTAAATTCTGGAGCTACTGGAATTGTTGAATCATTTAATGGTAATCTAATTACTTTAAGACAAGTCACAGGTTCTTTCTTGACAACTGAGGCAATCTCAAGTAGCAGAGTAGATTATTCTCCTACAGCACCTGTCATTTCAAATATTCTTTCATATAGATTAGAGAATTTAAGAAAGATACAAAAGGTGACGGGTCAAACCACTAATTTCTCGGCATCAATTAAATTAGATTCTGTAACCGTATCTGGATCTTCATTCAATGTTTCTGGTACTGCATTGACAGGTATTAATACGAATTTTGATGCAGAGATCACTGCAAAATCAAAGCTGTTGATAGGTAACACTGCAGTTGAAGTATCATCCGTATCTTCTTCAACTGTCACCCTAGAGTCTTCTCCATCTGTTAGTGCAGGAACTTATTATAACGTATTTAAACTGGTATGTAAGTTATATACTTCAAATAACGGGTTGACAACAAAGATTGCATCAAACCCAATTAAGTCAACATCCGATTATTCATATGATATTGTTGTCTCCGAATCTCAACAGGTCGGCGGTGGACAATTTAATATTACAAGACCATTAAATGAGTTTATTGATGAAACCACTCTGATTGTTACATCAGGTTCTGCAATTCTTACACCCACAATTACAAGAGTCAATAATAATACGTTATTAATAACTGGAATTGATCAAAACTTAAACGGTACATCTGTAAATGTATATTATAAGGTAAGGGTAGGAAATCCATCACCAAGAACAAAAACTAAACAAACGTATCAAAAATTAATTGTTGATGCTTTTAAGAACTCATCAAATATAATATATGGAACTAGACTGGGTGATAAAGAACTATCATTAAAATTCCCAGACGTATATAAGATCCATACTATTCACGAGGCATTGAATCCTTCAGATTCAACCGATGACATGTTTGATACATTGGTATTAAACAATCTTGACGATGTAGTACCTGGAGATATTATTGTATCTGGAAGTATCAGAGCCAAAGTTATCCATGTTTATTCAAATCAATTAAAGGTAATTTACCTTAGCGAAAATAGATTCCCACAAGGAAGAAATTTGGCAATCTCTATAGAGATTTCAACGAATGCAATCATCATTGGTCGCTTCGTAAGAGAATCTACATATGGAAGGTATAAGGATATTACCGAGAACTATACTCTAGTCAAAAATGATACTGAGGAGTTTTACAGAGTATCCAAGTTGGTAAGAAAGATCAATAAACCAGCTCCACAAAATAGAATTATCGTTGTATTTGATTATCTAAATCACGAAGATCTTTCAAATAATTTCTATACGGTTGATTCATATGTTGATATGAAGTATTCCGAAATACCTTTTGCATACAATAAAATTTCTTATGCAGATTTAATTGATTTCAGATATTATATCTCTCCATCAAATAGTGGTTCTGGATCTTTGGTATCTCCACACAGAGAGACTGTTTCTGCTCTAGATTACAAACAAAACCAAATTCAAACATCAACAGTCTTTGCATATCCAAAAACATTACTGACAGTTGACTATGAGTTTTACTTGGGAAGAATTGATAAAGTATTCTTAAATGAAACTGGTCTGGTAACTGCAATTAAAGGTTCGGATTCATTAACACCAAGAGTACCTCTAGATAATGGAACAGGACTATTACTAGCAACTGTAAATCTACCAGCATATCTCAAGAAAGTATCTGATGCAAAGGTAACTCCTGAGAGAACAAAGGGTTATACGATGAAGGATATTGGTCTATTGGAAGATAGACTATCTAATGTTGAAACATACACATCATTGAATCTACTTGAAATTAACACTAATAATTTAAATATTCTTGATGAGGAAGGTAGAAATAGATTTAAAAATGGTTTCGTTGTTGATAAGTTCAATACAGTAAGCATTGCAGATTTAACAAACCCAGACTACAGTGCCTCAATTGATACAGAAGAGTATCTACTAAGACCATATCCTTATGTAAATAATATTTCATTCAGTTATGATGCATCGGAGAGTGGAACCAGAAAAACTGGTGATGTAATTACTCTTCCATATGAAGAAGTTAATTATGTTTCACAACCATACGCAAGCAGAGTTGAAAATCTAAATCCATTCTTGGTTGTTAACTGGATTGGCAATCTTGCGTTAGAACCAAAGAAAGATGTTTGGTACGATACTGTAAGAACTTTGGGTGAAGCTCAAACTATTGATATTGAAGGTCCAATTAGATTCCTATTTGATAGAAGTGGCGCCGCAGGAGATCAATGGGGTGCTTGGACTAACACTGGATCTGCAAGAACTGGAGGAGGAACAAATATATTCCAATCAAGAACTGGAGTTAACAACAGACTTGACGTAACTCAACAAACTATTGAAACTGGTGACACCATCAATAGTGTAGTTGATGTAAGATTTGTGAGATCAAGTATTATTGATATTACTGGGGATTCACTGAAACCAAACACCAACTTCAACTTGTTTATTAATGATGTAGGTGCTACTGAGTATTTCTATCCAAAGATTATGACTGGTCTTTCTGGTGTCAACAGAAAGTTTATTGTTGGAGAGACTGTTGTTATTTCTCCAGTATTTGATGATAATCTATGGAGACCAGCAGTAGTAACTGGAATCAGAGCAACTGTAGTTGATCCATATAGATTTACATCAAACACTCAATTTATTGGAAATAATTTTGCACTAAATCAAACAACTCAACAGATTGAGTATTCTCAAAATACTACAATTCTTGCAATTGATGGAATAAGATCAATTGATGGAAGTATCTTGAATCCAACGATGATTGGTAATCACTTTACCATTCTCGGTGAAACATCTGGTGCATTTGGTACATGCTCCACTAAACCAGTTGTTTCATCAAACGGAATTGGTGAATTGAATGCATTCGTTCTAATTCCACCAGAAACATTTGAAACTGGTATTCTAAACTTCTCTGTATCTGATAGAGATGAGGATGCAGATGTCAGAGGTCTCGTAACATCAAATGCTACATCGCAGTTCTTTGCACAAGGTGCTCAGTTAAATGTAACATCATCAATTGTATCTGTCAGTGTACCAGAGGTTGTTACAACACCAATCTCTGATAGTAGAACAGTCTTTATCGCAGATCCTCCACCTGCACCAGCTGGAAGAGACCCACTTGCACAATCATTCTTTATTGACACCGAAGGTGGAATATTCTTAACTTCAATTGATTTGTATTTCTATACAAAGGATGATACAGCACCAGTCACAGTTGATATTAGAACAGTAGAAAATGGAACTCCAACCGATGTGGTTGTTCCTTATGGTATATCTACCCTACAAGCTAGTCAGATTAATACTTCAACAAACGCAGCAGTTCCAACTAGATTTACCTTCCCAAGTCCAGTATATCTTTCCGACAAAACTGATTATTGTTTTGTTGTTAGATCAATTTCCACAAATTACTACCTATGGGTATCAAGACTTGGCGAGAATGATGTCACGACAAACTTCTCCATTGATAAACAACCTGCTGTTGGAGTTCTATTCAAGTCTGCAAACCTTTCAACATGGACACCAGACCAGTACGAAGATATTAAATTTAACTTGAATAGAGCAAAGTTCAAGACAAATGTAACTTACCCAACGACTCTATATAATAACCCAATTCCAAATGTAAAACTGATCACCGATCCACTAACATTTGTAGAAAATTCTGCAGTTATTAGAATATTCCAACCAAATCATGGTATGCATAGTTTACAGAATTATGTCTCCATAAGTGGTGCAGTATCAGAAGCAACAAATGGTATTATCGGATCTGCTATTTCAAATAACACAGAAATTATCACGGTAAATGATTTGACAGATAATTCATATAATTTCCAGTCAGACATGTCTTGGACAAAAGTTAATAATGAAAATATCTCAGAATCTAATCCTGGATATATCAGAATTGAAAATGAAGTAATTTCATATTCTGAGGTTATCAACAATAATTCCTTTAGAGTCCTTGAGAGAGGTGCTCTTGGAACCACTGCAATTCAACACCCAAGAGGTTCTGTTGTCCAGTGTTTCAGTTTAAATGGTGTTGTTCTTTCAGAGATCAACACTACGCATAAGGTACACAGAGTTATTAGTTTGGATGAGTACGAAATTATCACTCTGTATAAAGCAAACTCTAGTATCGTTTCTGGTGGCCCACAAATTCAATCATCTAGAAATATTGCATATGAAATAATTAATCCAGAAATTAATATATTGAATCTTCCTTATACCGAATCAAATCTATCGTTGACTTCTATCACTGGAACTAGTATTGGAAATGCTCAACAAGTATCTTTCCTTTCCACATTTGCAGAATCATTGGAGAATCAATCCGAGAACAATCTCACAACTCCAAGATTGGTTGCTTCTGAAGTTAATAGATTGAGATACTTTGCTGCATCAAAAGGTACAATGAAGATGAACGTAAATATGTCAACTTCAAATGATAATGTAAGTCCAGTACTTGATCTTGCTGGTTCTTCAATAATCACGATTAGTAATAGAATTAATAAAGAAGTTGATGGAAATGGAAATCTTGATCTAAGTTCTGAATTGACTCCAATTGGTGGTTTACATTCTTCCTATGTTACCAAAAAAGTAACACTGGAAAATACTTCAACTTCAATCAGAGTTCTATTTGATGCAATTAGAAGACAGGAGGTTGACATCAAAGTGTTTGCTAAGATAAGAAGTGATTCTGCACTCGGAAGCTTTAGTGATATGAACTATGTAGAAATTGCTGCAGAGTCATATCCAGTTTCACAGACTGAAAATGAATATAGATCATTTGAATATGAGATAAAAGGTCTGCAGGAATTTAAAGAGTGGAGTATAAAGGTTGTTCTTATTAGTAATGATCAGAGTAACATTCCAAAGATTAAAAACTTTAGAGCACTTGCCCTTGCTATTTGATATGGACAAATTAATTGTTGATGGTCACCCAGACCTTTATAGAGATCCAAAAAATGGAGCAATAGTCAATAGTAACTCAAGTGAATACGAGACCTACATTAAAACACATAGGTCTCGTATGTCCGAGAAAGAAAAACTGGTTAATATGGAATCTGACTTAAAAACCTTAAAAGATGAGATCAGTGAGATTAAAACTTTACTGAAACAGATTGCCAAACAATAAGTAATATAAATAAAAATAAGTGGTAAACTCTTATGGCAGCGGTACACAACCTCTACATTGATCAAGGAGCAGATTTTTCTGCGGAGATTGGTATCTATGATGATTCCAATCTTCCTTGGGATTTGAATGGTTATAACGGATCTGCCAAAATCAAAAAATCATATTATAGTTCAACATCTGTTGAGTTTAACGTTACTGTAAATACCAGTAATGGAACTGTTTCTTTGTCTTTACCTTCTTCCACTACCGTAAATATGGAACAGGGAAGATATTTGTATGATGTGGTAATTACTTCAAATGGTGGTGTGAAAACGAGAGTTATTGAGGGTATAGTCACAATCAACCCAGGAGTAACAACATGAACACCAAAGTAACAGTATCAAGAGTACCCCAGGTCATCACTGTAAATACAGCAGGTGGCAGTAGCAGATTATCAGGACTTTCAGATGTAAACATGAATGGTGCATCTGATGGAGCTGTACTTCAATACGATGCTGCAACTCAATCATGGATTGCAGAAAATGTTTTGGAGAAATCTGGTTTGCAGATCAACTGCGGTAATTTCTAATCCACACAGGTAAAAAGACATGGCAACAATCTTAAAGATCAAAAGATCTAGTACAAACCCAACAGCAACACCTTCTGGTTTAGGTCAGGGTGAATTAGCGTATGGTGAAGGTACTAGTACATATACAGACGCTCAAGGCGCAACAGTAGTATCCTACGGTAAACTTTTCGTAGGTAGAGGAACAGAAACCAATGGTATTGCGGCAAACATTGATATCATTGGTGGTAGATACTTTACGGATCTTCTTGACCATGGACATGGTTCGGTTACTGCAAACTCTGCAGTAATTGTTGATTCTGCTAAGAAAGTTGATGAGTGGAACGTAGACAACATTACATTGAATGGTAATACTCTATCAACAACTAACGCAAACGGTAACTTTGTAATTGATACGAATGGAACTGGTGATGTAATTCTCAGTGGTTCAAGCACAGTTGGAGATAACCTATTCAAAATCAATGACGGTTCTGTTGACAGATTCATTGTTGATAGTTTTTCTGGTGCTATTGACATCACTTCACCAACTTTAAGTGCGGCTGATACTCTTCTCAATATTTCTTCAACATGGAATAATGCTGGTGCAACTTTCTATGGTATTGATCTAGATGTAACTAATACTGCATCTGCATCAACTTCAAGACTACTCAATCTTTCTGTTGGCGGAACAGATAAGTTTAATGTTGATCTTGATGGAAATGTATATGTTGCTGGTGGTATCATTACATATGGTTCTGGTGCAACTACCAACATTCTAGACAACACCGCTGATGCATACGTTGTACAAGAAGGTTCAAATCACTATATTGATATTGACACAACTGATGACTCAGAACTTCTAACTCTAGGTAATGATATCGCAACTGTTAATGTTGTAGTTGAAGACAACACTGCAAGTGCATTTGCTGTAAAAGAAGGTGCAAACGAGTATATTGCAATTGATACTACTGATGGTTCTGAGTTAATTACTTTCAGTACTGGTGATGTTGATATTGATAATGATCTAAACATTGATGGTGGAGATTTAACCACCAATCAATCTACATTCAACCTTCTCAATACTAACGCTACTACAGTTAATTTTGCTGGCGCGGCCACAACTCTTGTTATTGGTAATGCATCGGGTAATTTCAATGTAGATTCTACTGGAAACACTGATCTCGGTGGAGATCTCAATATTGATGGAGATGACTTAACCACAAGTCAAACTACATTCAATCTACTTAACACAACAGCTACCACAGTTAACTTTGCTGGTGCTGGTACAACTGTTGAAATCGGTGCTGCAACTGGTACTACAAATGTTAATAACAATCTTGTAGTTGATTTAGACCTACAAGTTAAGGGTGGAGATATCACCACTGATCAAACTACATTTAACTTACTAAATGGTACTGCAACAACTATCAATTTTGGTGGCGCTGCAACTACTCTAGAGATTGG